ATTGGCTACTGCCGCTTTTCGTAGGTTTGTATTGCCTGTGGCGATCGGCGCTTTGGTTACTTGGTTGGTGGCTCATAATCATCCTGACTTCGCTGATGCTGTGTGCAGCATCGCTGCCGGTTTGGCTATAGCTGTGGAGGCATGTAAATAATGGCGTGGGAAGTAGCAGCAGCAATGTTGGCGAATCATGCAAGGGATCGTCAGGCAAAAAGACAAATGAATTTTCAAGAAAGGATGTCGGGAACATCCTACCAACGCGGCATGGCCGATATGAAAGCTGCAGGGTTAAATCCAATACTAGCTTACAAACAAGGCGGTGCATCAACGCCAACAGGCGCTATGGCGCCAGTAAGTAACGTAGCATTAGATTCTTCATCAGCAAAAAAAACAAAACAGGAAATAACCAACCTGAAAGAAAACGCGGAAACAATATCTCAAACCCGCGAATTTCAGGAAGTTTTGCACAAAGAAAGATGGTCCAAAGTATTTAGCACTATGAGTGCGGAAAACGTAATCGCGTCCGTCATGGCGCAATTGTCAGGGTTAGATATAGAGACAGCTTTAGGCGTCAATAAAGGCGCCTACGTTAACGACAAAAAATCATTAGATGCATTTTTGTCGCGATGGTTTGAAAGCAAATCAACAGCAAAAAGGGAAGCCGAAGGCGTATTTTTAGGTGAAAACAACATTACGAAACAGGGACTTAACGCTATAGCTGAAAGTTTCAATGAGGTAATTGACAAATTTAACGAATATGGCCGCAAAAACAATCTTAAGGGATTCGAATGATGACGAAAAAAACAGACCCACAATTCCGCAGCGCTTATGGCGACCGGATTAAAACAGAGTTTCACACAACAGGCGAAAGCCTGACACAACAGCATTTCAAAGATGAAACTGACATCAAAACAATCATTAAAAAGCACGACCGCACGGGCATTATTCAACACGTTGCCAGCGGCGTTGCTCAATATGGCGATTATTCAGAAGTAAATGAATATCGCGAAAGTTTAGACCTAATTAATCACGCGCAAGAAAGCTTTGACGGGTTACCGGCCGAGCTGCGCAAGATGTTTAACAACAATCCGGGCGAATTCTTTGAGTTCGCCACAGATCCGGCAAACGCGACAAAAATGGTTGAGCTGGGACTTGCTCCCTCCCCTGTCCCAGTCATGGAAAAGCCGGAAAAAGCGCCTGAGAAGCCCGTAGACACCGATGAATCGGAGGGCTGAACAGGCGCAGGCACAGTTACTCACTTGATGTAACTGTGCCTACTGACACCAAAGGAGGAAGAACAATGGAAACATTGGATGTCAAAACACCAAGACTGGATAACAACGGCAAGACTTGGTGGAGACAAGTAGGGGTCGCATTCAAAGCAGAGGGGAAACCCACACGCATCCTGCTGGATGCCATTCCCCTACCAGACCGGAAAACCGGAGACGTAGTTCTCATTCTTACAGAAAGGACCAAAAAAGATGAAGTACAGAAGTAAGATGTCTAAAAAGCGTTCGCGCAAATCATTCACAAAAGGCGCACAACGCGTCAAAAGCAAAAACTATGCGGCAGCACCTATGCGGGGTGGATATCGTCTGTGACGTGTTATCACCCGCTATTGGCCTATAAAAACGAAGGTAAGGTAGTATTCAATAAGCCCTTCGCATTTGCGAGGGGCTTTAACTTACCATGCGGACAATGCATTGGCTGCAGACTTAACTACAGTCGCCAATGGGCGATAAGATGCGTGCATGAAGCACAAATGCACGAAGAAAACTGTTTCATAACACTCACATTCAATGACGAGGCTCTAAATTCAAGAAAGAACCCTCAGTCTCTAGATGTGGAAGAATTCCAAAAATTTATGAAACGACTAAGAAAAAAAGTTGGAAAGAAAGTTCGTTTCTTTCACTGTGGGGAATACGGCGAAAAAAACGGCCGGCCCCACTATCATGCTCTTTTATTCGGGTATGATTTTCCCGATAAGAAACTATGGTCAAAACGTGACGATGTAATGCTTTACACGTCACAACAATTACAAGACCTGTGGCCTCACGGGTTTGTAACAATAGGTAACATGAATTTTCACACAGCGGCGTATGTCGCTAGGTACATAATGAAAAAACAAACAGGTGAAAATGCAGAAGAACATTATACAAAATGGGACCCCCTCACAGGGGAGGGGACCCAAATAAAGCCAGAATACTGTACAATGTCACGTCGCCCAGGCATTGGTGCGACCTGGCTAGAAAAATATAAAGCGGATGTATATCCGCACGACTATGTCGTAATTAACGAATGTAAAGTAAAACCGCCTAGGTTTTACGATAAACAACTGCCGGAAGAAGAATACGAGCAGTTGAAGGCCCAACGTATAGCAGCTGTAGATGATCCTATCGATGAGTATGGGCCCGAAATGGATAAACTTTGGGTGTCAGAAACAATAAAAATAAAAAAGCTTGAAAGATTAATAAGAGACCTATAACGTAGGTAGTTGTTTCATAATGTATATTATGGACGAAACGAAAACATGAAAAATGAGGGTTAACATGTTGAAAACATTATATTCAGTATACGATCGCAAAAGTCAGACATATGCTTCACCATTTACAGAAATTGCAGACGGTACTGCAATCAGAGCAATGCAAGACCTTATTGCGAACAATCAAAATCACCCCTTCGCACGTTATCCTGAAGATTTCGAACTCGTCCGCTGTGGAAGCTTTAACGAGTTGGACGGCTCGATATCGGAAGAACCGCAAGGGACAGTAATCAAAATGGATCAACTCGGAGAGTAAAATGAATCTATTCGGACCATCAGGCTCACAGCCCACAACAATGTCTCATGATTTTAGCAAAGTTCCAAAGGCTGAAATCCAACGCAGTGTATTCAATCGTGACCATGGTTTGAAGACAACAATGGACGCAGGGAACCTTGTCCCGATATTTGTGGACGAGGCCCTGCCCGGCGATACATTTACACTAAGAGCTACCGGTTTTGGCCGGTTAGCAACCCCAATTAATCCAATTATGGATAACATGTATATAGAAACATTTTTCTTTGCAGTTCCATACAGGCTGGTGTGGAACAACTGGGAAAAATTTTGTGGAGAGCAAGACAATCCAACAGACAGCACAGATTACCTTGTGCCTACAGTGTCAGGAACGGTTACTACAGGATCACTCTTTGACTACATGGGCATTCCAATTGGAAACGCCCTTGAGTGGAATAATTTGCACGGTAGAGCATATAATCTCATTTGGAACGACTGGTTCAGAGATGAAAACCTGCAAGATTCAGTAGTAGTAGACAAAGATGACGGACCAGATACCTATACAGATTACACACTTCTAAAACGTGGCAAGCGTCACGATTATTTCACATCGGCACTGCCATGGCCGCAAAAAGGCGAAGCCGTCAATCTTCCTTTGGGAACATTTGCACCAGTAACAGCACAAACATCGACAAGTGATTATTTGTCGATTCAAAATTTGGCTGGTGATCCAAAATGGTTGGCGGTGTCAGCAGGAGGACCGATAAATATCGACCAAGGTGGTATTACAACACACACACCTTTACAAGCAGATTTGTCGACAGCAACAGCAGCAACTATCAACCAGCTTCGCGAAGCATTTCAGATTCAAAAACTATACGAGCGTGATGCTCGAGGCGGAACAAGGTATACAGAAATAGTCCGCAGCCACTTTGGGGTAGTATCCCCAGATAGCCGTTTGCAACGGCCAGAATATCTTGGTGGCGGAAAAGATCGGATTAACATCAACCCGATCGCACAAACATCATCAACAGATACAACAACACCGCAAGGCAATATGTCAGCCTTCGGCACGACCGGCTTTAGCGGTCATGGGTTTAGCAAATCATTTACAGAACATTCCGTAATCATCGGAATGGCAGTTGTATTTGCAGACCTAAATTATCAACAAGGTATCAACCGCATGTGGAAGCGGCAGGATCGGTGGGATTTCTATTGGCCCGCCCTCGCCCACATCGGTGAACAAGCAGTACTTAATCAAGAAATCTATGCTCAAGGTACATCAGACGATACAGGTGTATTTGGATATCAAGAACGGTTTGCAGAATATCGTTATAAGCCAAGCATGATCACAGGTCAGATGCGGTCAGATGCAGCAACAAGTCTAGATAACTGGCATTTGGCAATTGATTTCGGATCACTTCCAGCACTTAACGCATCATTCATCGAAGAAAACCCGCCAGTGGACCGGGTAGTAGCAGTGCCGTCAGAACCGGATCTGCTTCTTGATATGTTCTTCGATCTCAAATGTGCACGACCAATGCCAACATATTCAGTGCCCGGGTTAATCGATCACTTCTAGGGAAAGTGGAATGGATTTCAAATCTTTATTGGCTACTGCCGCTTTTCGTAGGTTTGTATTGCCTGTGGCGATCGGCGCTTTGGTTACTTGGTTGGTGGCTCATAATCATCCTGACTTCGCTGATGCTGTGTGCAGCATCGCTGCCGG